AAGCAAGAATTATAAAAAGTTATATAGAGGACAAGGTAAATAAATTTTTTATTTATATTTGTCTGTGACTCTAGAAGAAAAAGTACTTTGGGAAAAGGCTACTACTCTTGCAGAAGACAACCTGCAAGCTAGAGAATTATTTGAAAAATTAAAAACCAATAAAATGCAATTAAAAGGAAAAAGGGTTTTATTAAATAAACCAGAAGTAAAAGAATCTCAATTTGAATTAAGTGAAGCTGATAAGCTTGCACTTGAAATGGATATGAGAAAGACATGGACAAGACTTGAGATTTATGCAGTGGGGGATGAAGTAGAAAGTGTAAAGCCCGGGGATCATGTATATATTGGTATTACTGGCTTACAAGCATCTGAAGCAGTAGAGCTTGAAGATGGTATGAAGTTAATGGTTGCTGAAAGAGACATAGCAATTGTATGGTAAATCTAACTGATGAGTTTAACAACATGCCTATGTCTAGTAAGATAAGTGGTAGAGAGATCTCAATAGAATCTAGAATAGTAAATCTAGAAAGACCTGTTTATTACGGAGGGGCTGGTAATACTTATGAAGTATTTAATGTTCTAGAAGCATGGGGTCTAGATGAAGATTTTTATCTAGGCAATGTTATGAAGTATTTAGCTAGAGCTGGTAAAAAAACTTCTAGTAAAAAAGAAGATTTAAAAAAAGCTTTAATATATTTACAAAGAAGAATAGATAAATTATGAGTGAACAAGTAGCATTTAATGAAATTAAAATATATTCTTTTGGGGATATATTAGTTGGTTTAGACAAAGAAGAATTTACAGAGACAGAAGAGATCCTAGAAATAAGAAGATCTATTTCTAAGATAGCTGAGATGTTAAAAGAAAATTATAATCAGTCTAAATCTCCAGTAAAGAGTTTATTGTTTGACCAAGCAATTGGACAGATCACAGCAGCTCAACTAATTGTTGAGAAATTATTAAATATGAAATAATGAAGATTTTAGCTATCATAATATTATTATTTATAATAGCAGTATTATGGATGATTGCCCATGTAATGTATAAACCTGCATACGATAAATTTAGAAAAGAATATGTATCAGATAAAGATAGTATTAAACTAGCAGTAGTCTGTGTATTCTTTATGTTGTTTTTTGCATTTACCATTGGCCTACTACTCTAGCCTGTTCTCTTCTTTCCAATGGTTTACTTCAGGCTATAATCCCCGGTTGCAAAGCTGGGGATTTTTTTGTATATTAGTTTATGGCAGAAATTATAAATCAGGGTCAAGTAAATGTTTTAGGTACAGTAATATATACGGGTGTAGCTGGGCCCCTATCTACTAAAATAACCTTATTAAAGTTTTATAATCCAGCAGCTTATATACTTACCTTAACTAGATATGATGCTTTAACAGCATCTACTGAAACAATATATGAGTTTAATCTATCTGCTGGAGATTCAGTTACTGATAATACCCTATATGCCCTAAACCCAGGAGATCAATTAATTGTATATAGTGATATAGTAGGAACATCATACTATGTTTACGGTACAGATTATGCTTAGTAAATATGCAAGTAATAGATAGTAATGGTAATATATTTGGTGGTGGGATTGAGATAACTGGTCCTGATGGTAAGCCAAAAACTACTGGTGGTGGGGGTGGATCTCCTACTGGCCCAGCAGGTGGGGATCTTTCTGGTACCTATCCTAACCCGGGAGTTGTATGGACTAATGGTGTACCTACTTATGATCTACAGTATTATCCATTAAGCACAAACCCAGCAGGATATATTAGTAGTATTTCTGCATTAGATATTACAACAGCTTTAGGATACACACCATATGATGCAAGTAACCCTGCAGGATATATAACTTCATCTGCACTTACTCCATATTTAACTTCAGCTACTGCTGCTAGTACTTACTATCCTTTAACTAATCCATCAGGTTATATTACAAGTGCGGCTCTCTCAGGTTATTTAACTGCAGCAACAGCCGCTAGTACATATTATCCCCTTACAAATCCTAATGGATATATCACAGGTATAACAGGATTAGATGTAACCACAGCACTTGGATATACTCCTTATGATAGTACTAATCCTTCTGGATATATAAGTGGTATATCTGCTCTTGATATATCTACAGCATTAGGCTATACTCCATTTCCAACTCCAACAGGAACTGTTCTTGAATATATTCAAGGTGATGGTACACTTGCTGTATTTCCAAGTATACCTTCAGTAACCCCATCAGCATTAACAAGAGTTAATGATACAAATGTTACTCTTACATTAGGAGGTACACCTGCTAGTGCATTACTACAACCTGTTTCATTAACATTAGGTTGGACAGGTACTCTTGCAGATGCAAGAATAGCATCAGCAGTTACTTGGAATGCTAAACAAGATGCTATAACTTTAACTACAACTGGTACATCAGGTGCAGCTACACTACTTGGTAGTACTTTAAATATACCTAATTATACATCTGGAGGTGGAGGCGGTACACCCATAGATACTCAGATTTTTTTAAGCAGTGGTGTTTGGACAAAACCTGCTGGAGCAACCTATGTAGAAGTTTATTTGGTAGGTGGCGGTGGTGGCGGTGGATCTGGTAGAAGAGGTGTAGGAAGTACAGCTAGATATGGTGGGGGTGGTGGATCATCTGGTTCTTTTAATATTGCCAAATTAAATGCAAACACTTTAGGAGCTACTGAGAATATTTGGATTGGTGTTGGAGGAACTGGAGGTACTGCTGTTACTATAAATGATACTAATGGGAACCAAGGTGGAATAGGTGCATTATCCTTATTTGGTGGTACTGGAGTTTCTACTACTGCAAAACTTACAACAGGAACTTCATTTGGTGGTGTTGGTGGAACAGCTGTTACACAAGGTGGTTCTTCTGTTAGCAATTCTATACTTTTTGGTGTACTTTCTAATACTAACACATATGGTACAGGAACTCAGCCACCAGGCACTTTTGCTGGAGGTACAACAGTTTATATATCTAGACCTTTAATAGCAGGTGCAATAGGTGGTGGACTTAGTACAGCAAATGCAACTAATGTAGGTGGATCTATAAATTTAACTGGTCCTGCTACAGCTCAAGTAATAGCAACAGTTTCAGGAGGAACCCTAGTAGGTAGTAGTGGTAGTAATGGTTCATTAATAACTAATAGTCCTTCAGGATTATTTTTCTCAACAGCAGGTGGTGGCGGATCTTCTGGTAATTCTGTTGCTACATTAGGTGGTGGTGCAGGTGGTACTGGTGGGCCAGGTGCTGGTGGTGGAGGAGGTGGTGCTTCTGCAAATGGTATTAACTCAGGTGCTGGAGGAAATGGTGGAAATGGATTTTGTATAATAATTACATATTTCTAATGTTACGAGTAGCAATTATAGTAGACAATAAGGTAGAAAATATCATAACTATAGAAGAAGAAAATCTATACATGCTTTCAGAAGTTACTTATATTGTTTCTGACACATTAGAAATCGGGGATATAATATCTTAATTAATTTGTTATCTAAATAATTTTCATTATATTATAGATATACTGTATATAATTATTTATAAAAAACAAAAGTCATGGATATTTTAAATTTTATTTCTTGGATTAAAGCAGGAAACTATAGAGAATCTCTTCCTACAGATGTTCCTAATCTATTAGCAATTGGATCAAAAGATCCTAGTAGAGATGATAGCTATTTACCAATTGCTGTAAATGCAGCACCTTTACAAACATTGTACAATAGTGGTAAAGTTACTCAAACAATTGTACCTACTAACCCAGTTACTTTAGATGCTCACAATGGTGTTGTAGAAACAGTATCTCTTACTACTGCTGGAACAGGGCAAGAAACTTTTACTTTTAATAATACGCATATTACTGGTAGATCAACTGTTCTTTTAACTGTTGAATATTCTGGTACAGGATTTCCAGTAGTTAGTTTTAACACTTTAACTAATGGTTCATTAGTATTAGTAATTACTAATGTTGATGTTGCTGTTGCACTTAATGCTCCTGTGTTAATTCATTTTGCTATTATTAATTCATAGTAATGTCTGTTGGTAATTTAAAGGATTACGGAAACAAAGGCAATAACTTTCCTTGGCAACTTAAAATGTTGCAAGGATTGGATATACTAAATACTAGTATAAATAATTCAAGTATTGCTAATGCTAATTCAATGGCAATTGATGCTTTTGGAAGGCAAAGAGTTTCTAGTCCCCTAACATTATTTGATTCATCACATAGATATAATGATAATGGTTTATGGGCAACCTCCACTGCTAGTGGGGGTTCTGCCGTTTTTAGTGCTAATGAAGGGTTAGTTAATTTAAATGTAAATACAACTAATGGTTCACAAGTATTAAGAGAAACTTTAAAAGTATTTTCTTACCAACCAGGAAAATCTCTTTTAGTACTTAATACATTTGTAATGGCTCCTGCTCAAACTAACTTAAGACAAAGAGTTGGTTATTTTGGAACTGATAATGGAATATATATTCAGTTAAATAATAATACTTTAAGTTTTGTTGAAAGAAGTTTAGTTACTGGAGTAGTTACTGAAACTGTAGTAAATCAATCTGCATGGAGCGTTGACACATTAGATGGTAATGGTCCTTCTGGGGTAATACTAGATATTACTAAAGCACAAATAATGTTTATGGATATTGAGTGGTTGGGTGAAGGAACAGTAAGAGTTGGTTTTATTATTGACGGAAACTTTATACTTTGTCACAAATTTAATCATGCTAATCTCATTCCATCAACATATATAACTACCGCATCCTTACCATTAAGATATGAAATAACAAATACAGGAGTTACAGCAAGTTCTAGTACACTAAAACAAGTTTGTTCTACTGTAATATCAGAAGGAGGTTATGAATTAAGAGGTGCTCAACAAGCTGTTGGTACTCCTATTACTACTCCTACAAGTTTGGCAGTAGCTGGAACTTACTATCCGGTAGTAAGTATAAAACTAAAAACAACACGTTTAGATGGAGTTGTTATTTTAACAGCACTATCTATTATGGGAGTTGCAACTGGTATATATAATTGGCAAGTAATTGCTGGTGGAACAACTACTGGTGGAGCATGGGTTCCCGCATCTGCAGCTTCATCTGTTGAATATAATATTACAGGTACCAGTTTTGCTGGAGGAAGAATATTAGCTTCTGGGTTTTTAACATCTTCTGCTCAAGCATCTGTTAGTTTAGATATTTTAAAAGAAGCATTATTTAGTTTTCAGCTTGAAAGAGATTCTTTTACAAGTACTCCTTATGAACTTACTTTAGTTGTTTCAGCAAGTACAAATACTGAACTTATTTATTCATCAATGGACTGGGAAGAAATTAGTAGATAATTAAAATAAATAGAAATTATGTCAGTAGGAAATTTAAAAGATTATGGAAATAAAGGAAATAACTTTCCATATCAATTACAATCACTTAAAGGTTTAGATTGTGCTTGTAATGAATTATCAGAAATTAATACTAAAAACACATTTAGTAATTTAACAATAAGCACTTTTACAGATGTTACAGCTCTTGGATTAGCTGCTCAAATTCAAGCTTTATTTGTATCTAATCCCAATAGTCAATTGATATCTCAAAATATTGTTTATGACGGTGTTGGTGTTGTTGCATTTATTATACACACTGTATAAATGAAAAAGTTTTTATTTTTTTTATTACTGATTGTAATAGTTACAAGTTGCTCAATAGAAAAAAAATTAGCTAAATACTGTCCACTATGTACTCAAAAAGATAGTACAGTTACAGTAATACAATATAAAGATACCACAATAGAAATCCCAGGAGAAACTGTATTTATAGAAGATACTTTATTTTGTGATTCTCTTGGTAATGTTTATGCTTCTAGACTATCTGAAAAAGATGGAACAATACTTAAACT